AGGTCGGAGGAACCGCCCAAGCTCAACGTTGTATTCAGGGCTTCTAGGCTGGATGAGTCTGGGGCATGGGTTGGCCTTGAGGGTTGCATCATACACCTCGGCCTTGATGAACGTGGACAAATACCCGAACCGCTTCTTGTACCCACCACAGTACAAGTTCTCGGATGCGCTGGTGTACCGCCGCCTCTTCTGTCCAGTGTAGGATTCAACGAATTGCTCCCTACTCCATACTGGAGGAATAGCCGACAGAGATTTGCGCACCTTCACAGAAAACCTGGATAGCCTCTTAAACACACCAGGCTTCGGTTTAGGGCATGGCACGAACTCACTTCCACTTTTAACAAAAAACAAACGCTCAGTCAATGCTCTGAGTGCAACAGACACTGTGTTATTATAAACTATTAAATTATTGGTCACAGCTTCACCCAGTGCAGTGAAGGACCTCTCCCTTTTTCGTCCCGTAAGGTTCTTGACTTGGATCTGGGGATGTGTTAGGCGCACCACTGCCTCACATCCCCTACCAACCTTACGGCACCACTAGGCCGCCACGCCTGGGGCTTCCCGCCAAGTGCCAGCAATCAAATCCCGGAACATGCTAGCTTGGAGCTCGTCCTTGCTAGTCATGAAAACCATCTCAATGGCAAGGGGCAAGATTGCTGACCTTTGGTGAGGCCGCACGGACATCTCCTCCATCTCCTTCCGGAGATGGTCAGATGCTACCAGGACGTTGGCACGTGTACGTGATGGGTAGCACATTCTCTCCCTGACAACCCTGGAGAGACGATATGCTGCGGGAATTGGAAGGTGCAACGGGCTGGATGGATCCGTGAAGTCCACGTAAGTGGTACCCCCACGGAGGGTGGCCAGATCTTCCTCCACCAAATCAAGGGTGGCCAGAAGAGTGGCAGCTCGCTTGGAAAACCCATCACGCATAAGCGCGTGTTGGTCATCCAGAGCAAGCCGGGCTCGAATGATTGGATCTGGGAACATCCGCTCCCGAAGGAAAGCTAGGACCTTCATGCAAGTCCAGCGCAGCAGCAAGTATGCTGCCACGCAAGACGTGCAGATGAGTCCCAACACCCCGAAAGCGGCTACAAGAAGCAACAACATAGCGAGCATGATTACCGATTGCAGGAAGTTACAATTTACGCTCCAGAGGATACGCCCTGCCTTCAAACCCCAATGGCCGCTAGTGCACACTGGAGAGACTTGCCTTACGATGGTGAATCGCAACTCTCAAGTGCTGGTGTGCAC